ACTTCATCCATGATGAGGTTGTAGCCACTTGTTTGCAGCTCGTTCATGATCTCTCCCTTTGTTCGGCAGTGATGCCGCGACAGCCACCGGATGAAGAACCCGGTAGCTCTCGCTGGTCACTGATCTTCGAGAACGCTCAAGTGCCAATCCAGCCACGCCATGCCATCGATGGTCCAGCCGTTCACGTCGCACCACACGACGTCATCCTCGGCGACTCCACATTCAAACGCTACCTGCTGCTGCTCGTTCATGGTCTCTCCCCTTGCTGCCTGCTGTGATGAGGTATTACAGGGCTCCCGTGACGGACTCCCAGGGTCCGCGCATGAGGTTGAAGTACGTGACCGGGATCAGGTCCTTGACGACGAGGGCTCGTACAGCGTTTACGACTGCGGTGCTGCCTTGCTCCCAGGCCCTTCGCCTCGGATGGAAGTCCCACATCGCTTCACTAACCGCGTCCCGTGCCGCATCCTGGGCTGCGAGCGCGGCTGCAAGCCGGGCTCCGGTTTCGACCGCCAAAGCGCTAGCCTCCCAAACCGTGCCCATCGTGACCGAGCCCCAATCAAGGGATGGGTGATCGATCAAGATGATCCGGGGTTACCTCCCGGCAGCGCTCGATCATCGCTGCAACCGCCTTGCCGTTGGGCCCGAGGGCTCTCCAGCTCTCGATTTCACGCACGACGCGGAAAGTCCGGAATCCGAACTTGTGATCACTCTGGGCCACGGGATCTCCCGCCACTTTGAACAGCCGACACGGCCATGAGCAGCCGATCAACGTTTCCGAGGGGGTGTCGGAGGCGTGGAAAACCTGCCCCGTGCAGCACTCGTACGAGTCAAGCTCGGGCTTGACGGGAAGGCTCTCCCCCACCCGGAAGGAGACCGTTCCAGTGTGGAAATCGGTCCCGTCGGGCCTAGTGGCCTTGTAGTAGAGCATGATCTCTCCCTTTTTTAAGGGCCAGCCCTTTGGGGCTGGCTCCCGGGCGGAGAACGGATGAAAGGTCAGTCGCCCCCAACCGCCGCTCACCACCCGATGGAACCCAGTCGGCCGAAGCCTCAAGGCCCCATCTAAGGGAAAGAAAGATCATGGTGTGTGAACTGGCTGGCCGCCCTAGAGTTCGCTTCACCTCTCTCGGCATCCCGCCGAGGGTCAAGGAGCGCAGTAGCAACGGGAGCCTTGCGGACAACTTCGTCCGGCTCACACACGACTCACTATTCAGTTTTCAAGGTTCTGTCGCTGCCTTCAGAGAGCCGTTAAGCCAACCTCCGGGCTGCGGTTGAGCCGCTACCCTCCCGGTATCCCCCGGGTGGTTCTTGCTAGCCTTAGCCTCTCAGCTTCCGGCTGGTCTGTCAACCCCTTCCGCTCCCTGACATTCCCGAAGGTTGGCATTCAGGTGAATCGGTTGGTGTTGCCAGAAGGACCGTCTCACGGCTCCGGAGAGCTGTCAAGTGGTCCAGTGCCCAAGGGGGGATTCGAACCCCCTAGGCGGCCCTCGGGGGCCGCCCTGGTAGCCACCTAGGCAGACGAACGGATGAAGGAGCGATACTCAGAACGAGCGACGCATCCAAGCGGGGAAGACCCCCGCACAAGGGCGGCAGCGAAGCTTTCCCAGCACCAGGCGCCACCCAGCACCAGCCGCGCAAGCGGGATTGAGGTCCGTCGCCCCACAGCTGGCACACTCCAACTGCACCTGGCCTCGTTCGTTCAGCGCGTCAGCCATGATCCTGGCCCACGCCCTGACGGGAGTCCCCTGCGAGGTGAAGGTGTGCTGGGAGGTGTCCCAGATCCCCCACAGGCCGAGGTCATCGCTCTCAACGACGAACCGCTGTGTCATGGCGCCTCCAAGGTCGTGGACGAACGATGCCCATCCTCCACCCGCTCGGTCGTCGGTGTCAAGCCCGGGGGTGGATGGGTTGCTCCGGCGGGTGGGGTGGCTGCTTCGATGGGTATAGTACATCCACCACTAAACCGGTACAATCGGTAACTATCGTGCAACATGTCCACACAATCTTCACATATGCGACACAATGTCCACACATCACGCATGTGTGGATACGCACGCAGATGCGGGCGCGTATGTACGTGTAGGCACGCACATGCATGGCTAGGCATCCGCTCGTGTGGGCACGTGCCCGCTCAGATGAGCACTGCCAGAGCGCGGACAAACTAGGACAAGCCATGGCAGGCCGGGCGCGGACAAGTCGGACAAGTCATGACTCGTGACCCGGGCATTGTTAAACCAGCCCGTGAGTGTGAGTGTTAGTCCCCTAAAATTTGCACCATACATACATGTGATCTACGTCACACTCAGAAGCTAGAGCCCAGTCGTAGCAAGGGTTGTGAGCTTCCGGAGTCTCAGGTTCCAGAAGACTTTGCAATCTCTTTACCAAACTGCCTCGTCAAAAAGACCCTGGGGACGCCTCTATATATAGTGAGGAGTGAGCGCAGCGAGCGACGAGCGTTCATGTGAGAGTACAGCGGTGTAAGCGAGCTGACTACATACAACCACCACCCCCCCTGAAGGGGGGTGGTGATGGAAGCTTCATTAAACCGTCTAAACTCTTATAGTTATAAGAAGGGGTTGAGGTAACAGCTTCCCCCTTCAGGGGATCTTTCATCCGTTCCTCAACTCCACGGCCCCTCGGCCGTGGAGAGTGAAGACGTGTTGACACGTGTTAACACTCTAAGTGAGGACGGGGTATGGCGAAGGTCTACAAGACATCGGATGGTAAGACCTACAAGACGGACCCAACGAAGCTTAAGTCTGCACAGCAGACGAAGAACAAGGTCTACCAGTCCGACACCAAACTTCGCAAGCAGACCTTCATCAACTACGCCAAGAACGGTAAGGGCGTCAAGGAAGCTTGTCAGGACATGGGTCTCACCCTTGCCCAGTACAAGTACCTTCGTCAGTCCGATGGCGAGTTCCGTGCCGAGATGGACAAGCTTCGCCTCATGGTGGGGTCGTCCGCCCTAGCGGACGACAACCGCGTCAACATCGCTCCCTTTGCTGAGTGGTGCGAAGAGTACTTGGACACCAAGCTCTTCAACCATCACCTACAGTGGATAGACCTTCTAGAGGGCGATGAACCTCGTGGGCTTCACGAGTCACAGACTTATATCAAGGGCGAACCTGAGTTCCTATTGATCAACACTCCTCCCGAGCACGCCAAGTCCACCACCATCACGATGAACTATGTGACATACCGGATCTGCCAGGACCCGAACATCCGAGTCATCCTCGTGTCTCAGACACAGGAGATGGCCAAGAGGTTCCTTCGTGGCATCAAGGACAGGTTGGCCTCGGAGAACAAGAACTACCAGAAGCTTCAGATCGACTTCGGCCCTGAAGGTGGATTCGATGCTGGTGCCGCTTCGTGGACTGCGGACGCCATCTATGTCAGCTCTTCGACACGTGACTCGGGAGAGAAGGACCCGACCGTGCAGGCCCTTGGTATCGGGGGTCACATCTACGGATCCCGTGCGGACCTGATCATCCTTGATGACTGCGTGACCGGGAAGAACGCTCACGAGTACGAAAAGCAGATGGACTGGCTTCAGAGAGAAGTCTACAACCGGCTCTCGTATCCTGGTGGTCGCATCCTTCTGGTTGGAACGAGACTCGCCCCAGTTGATCTTTACGGTGAAATCACCAAAGACGACTACTACGGGGAAGAGGCTTCGCCCTGGACGTATCTCACTCAGCCAGCGGTGCTGGAGTTTGCCGAAGACCCTAAGCAGTGGCAGACCCTCTGGCCCAGAACCAACCGTCCTCCCGTATCGCTAGCGGGCAAGCAGCTAGTTGAACAAGATGAGGATGGCCTCTGGCCCATGTGGACTGGAGAGGCGCTTAAGAAGCGTCGCTCCGCTATGAGTCCTAGAAACTGGGCCCTGGTCTATATGCAAGAATCCGTAGTCGAGGATGCCGTCTTCCCCGTGAAGGCGGTCACCGGCTGTGTGGACGGTATGCGTGCAGCCGGCGTCATGATCAAGGGTGCCCCAGGGCATAGGCAGCATGGCATGGATGGGCTGTATGTCATCGGGGGCTTCGACCCCGCGATGACCGGCAACTCTGCTTCTGTCATCGTAGGCGTGGATCGCATGACCGGCAAGCGTTACATCCTGGACGTGTGGACCAAGGGCAGGCTTAAGCCCGACGACCTCTTCGACAAGATCAAAGAGCAGACGGTTAAGTACGGCATTAACGAGTGGCGTATCGAGACCAACGCGATGAACCTGATGGTCTCGGAGAACCGGGAGCTAAAGCAGTTCCTCGCTTCTCGTGGCTGCTTGCTTCGTGGCCACTACACCGGCAAGAACAAGTGGGATGCCGACTTCGGCGTAGCCTCCATGTCTGCCCTCTTCAACGGGCACGAGAAGGGCGATAACCTGATCCACCTTCCCTCTCGCTCTAACAGCGAAGGGGTGAAGTCGTTGATCGAACAGCTCACCACCTGGGAGCCGCTTCCCCCCGGTGTGAAGACCAAGAA